GGATCATTCATTCTCCATATAGCGTGTGCAATGTTATCTCCTTTGCGAGCAGTATAACCAAACAAACATAAGAGAGGATGCTTTTCTAATTGAATCTTCCAGAATCGAACATAACTTTCAGAATAAAAATCACCCAAAACATGCAATCTAATGACGATTCCCTTCTTATGCTTTTCCATAAGCATTTCAATCTCTTTATTCAATTTTTCGGTCAAACCAATTGTACTAAATCGGTGCGCGAATGGCATATTATTCCCATAGCAATCATTCCAATGATGGCAAGTAGTGGGGCAAGTTTCTCTTTCAACTAGTGTGAGAGAATATAATCTTTTCCCTGTCCACTTCTTTGCAGTTATTTTGAATCCTAACTTCTTATTCGATGAACCTTTCTTGAGGGCCAGCAGATCTAGGGACGGGGACTTGATGCTCTTCTGAAAGCGTGTACTGATTTTCATGAGTCTATTATAGCACACTAAGGGTTGATTTGAAAGATAATATGGGGAATCTTTTCGGTCCTAAGTCGTTACTCACACGGGACTTACGGCGTTTGGGCCGTCCCCCCTGCCATTTTGGCAGGTTGAATGGAGGAGGTGCAGGGATTCGAACCCTGTTCCACACAAGTTCCCACAAGGGGCTTTCTCATATGTCGATACCAGTACACCCCCGAAGGGTGGGGAAGGGGTGGCAGATTATTCCACCTGATGCTTTCGCACCCACCACTGATTCCCTCCCCCCGCAAGAGTCTAGAACCCTTGCGTTGATGTGGGGAGAGGCGCACTCTGTCGGGACACTTCCTCTCCCCCGCAAGAGTTTAGAACCCTTGCGTTGCCTTATGGGCTGCTCCAGCCCCTATATGGCGTTCGCCACAATCTTCCATTGGAAGCAATCGGCGCAAGGACTTGTAAGCCTCAAGGGCCTCATCCGAAGCCAGATGATCCAGGTAGGAGTCAGACTTGTAAAGTTCAGCGTAAAGTTCGCCAGCCATAACGCTCAGACCTTGAATCTTTGCGTTGCGCCTGTTTACATGGAAATCACTCTCCAACATGAAGGTACTCCTGCCACTCTTCAGAGGTCACGCCAGAGATAAGAAACTCGCGCTCATCCGTGGAAAGGTTAGGGAGTGCCTCTTGAATGAGCTTGCCACTCATCCATTGGTCATATCCGAATTGTGAAATATCCAGGTCAAGGGTTCGGACCTTGCCTGAAAACATGGATTGTCTTGTTATCTTCATGAGTCTATAGTAGTCGAAAAGGGGTAAGTTGTAAAGTTTATTCGGGAGAAGTTATGAGCCAACCCCCACAGAATCCGATGCCGAAGCAACACAATCCTAGTAGGAAGAGGATCACAGCGTCCCCGTAAGGGCTTGGATGATGATGCCCAGGGCAGAGCCAAAGCAGATGACCATGAAGCTCCCCACGATGAAGAGGGGAAGGTCGAGGTTGTACTTGTTTTCTTTCATGGGTCTATTATAGCACAATAAGGGCTGAATTGAAAGCCTAAATGGAGAATCTTTTCTGCCCTAAGTCGTTACCCACACGGGACTTACGGCGTTTGCGCCGCCCCCGCTGCCATTTTGGCAGGCTCATGCCATTGTGACAGGTGAAGGAATGCCCCAAGCTATAATAATATAGCCCAGGGCGTTAGATTGATAAAGTAGGACCTATGCGGTCTGCAAAAGAGATTCCGCTTGGGACCAAAGAGCCATATTCACACGCTGCAAAGCGTCCATGTTAGTGAGTTTCCGAGCCACTCGCTTTTGAGTTTCCGACTTGAAACCACCCTGAATAGTATTCTCCTGAATAACATTGAAAGTAGTCCAGAGGTCACCACCACTATCCTCAACGCGCCTAGGGGTGAGAAGCATTCTAGAATCCACGGTGGATTCATTTCCCCATCGTGCCTCTTTTGCCTGATCGGCCAAAAGCAATTGCTCCGAATGGGTTAGTTTCTTTTGGCTCATCCCTTCAATTGAATTGGCAAGGTTAGGAACCATTGCGGTTATGTGATTGATCGCATTTCCCACAGTTTCCATTCCAAGATTCATGTGCCTCTGATTGAAAGAGCCAAGGTCGAGAGTTTGAATCACTAGACCATTCTCACAGATCAAAGCAAACAAGCCAGCAGCAAAGGAAAGGGAACTAGACCCATCGCTTGAGTTGGTCATAAGGATTTGAGGCATCACTTGAGAATCAACTGCGCGAGGGTCGGAAACGGTCAAGTTTAGATCTTTCGGCTGAAAGGTTACTAGGTGCTTCTTATTATCTGCCGAACGCTTGTAACTTTTCGGCTGCTTTGCGTCTGTAACTTGCCAACCTAGATCATGGAATTGATCAATAATTTGGTCAGAAGGAATAAAGGAGTAACGGTCGCTCATGTGTTCGTGAGCTTGCGTTGCGAAAATTGAGGGTGCCAGACGCTTGATCTGGTCTTTGTCTTTGAATGTTACCATGGGTCTATAGTAGTAAGGTGAGGGTATCTTGTAAAGGAAAGTTTGAGAATCTTTCAGACGCTTCTTTCTTTCAATGTTTCGAGCGCATTTTGGTGCCACTTGCAAACACTCATTCCAGAGACATTATAACTTTCAGCGATTGAAGCGAATGTTTCATCATTCACCGTGTGACGAATAATAATATCCTTGTCCCTTTCGGAAAGAATATCAAGCAAGGAAAGGGTATCATTATCATATTCAATGGAGGGGTGCCAAGTGTCTGATTTTGATCCTTCCATTGAAGATAATGAAAGAAGCATTCCATCACCTTTCAAAGCTTTCTTTGCACAAATACGATCCAATTCCATCAAACGCCACTTGATTCTTTGAATCATATATGTGGTATATTTCATACCTTGATCGTCCTTGTATTCGTTATTTCCTTTGTGAAGAACTAAATAAACTTCAGACAAAAGATCGTCTTTGTCGTAGTGGGTTGCGATGTGAGGCTTGGCCGCATATAGGGTGCAGTACTTGTTAGCGGCGGGAAGGAATTGCTCGATGGCTTGGCTGTCGTTGTTGTTCATGCTTGCATTTTACTCTATCGGGGGGCCATTGTCAACGGTGGAGGCTGAATAATGGACAAATAAGTGAGAAATCTTCTGTCCTAAGTCCTTACCCACACGGGACTTACGGCGTTTGGGCCGTCCCGCCTGCCATTTTGGCAGGCGCTACCTCTTATCCTCGCGCCCTTTGGTAGTTCTCATACCTAAATTGCAGATCGTCATCATCCATTTGCTCTAGGTCTGCAATCAGGTATGTCTCCAAAGCATCCATGAGAGCCCCCACGGGTTGATCTAACTCATCCTGCACTAAATCCTCAATCATCTCTTGGCGTAGATTTATAAAGTCCTCAGTGTTTTGGAGTGTTTCAGGTATCATTCGTCTATCTTTTTTCATGTTTATATTATCCTAAAAGTGGAGGCATAATTCTTTTAGCTGATGCTCTAGCACAGAGGGGTCTGACCAATCTTTTAGAATATCTTTGAATTCTTCGATTCGCTTGATAGGCACCCACCCCACCACATCATCATATGGGGTCAGGTGTACAAAGTCCCCCTTGGGGTTGAACACAGCAATTTCTGCCAGTGTCTCACCATCAGAGTAATGTGTCTCACTCATTCCAATGGATAGCTTGTAGCCTGTGGTGTAGGTGTGCTGTACGATCCCATCACGGGGGGAGTTAGTTGTGTAGGTGTTTGTCATGTTTATATTGTACTCTATTGGGGGTCATTATCATATTGTGAAGCGAAAGCCTCGCCCATGATCTCACTCATGGCAACCCGTGAGCCTTGATCATGCCATGCGTTTATCTCATTCACGCAGGACAGGCAATAGACCACATTGGGGTCTGGTTGGGAGAGAGTGATCACCTGCTCACAGGCGGCGCATTCTTGTTGTACTGTTTCTTTCATGTTGTATATTGTACTCTATTGGGGGTCACTTGTCAAGGTTTAAATCTAGAAGAAATTTCATCATCTCCAGCGTGTCCTTGTAGCTCATGGGAGGCATGGGATCAGGGTTCACATAATGAGGGTTAGGGTCAAGCCTCCCCCCTGTCATTTTCCACCAATCATACCAATCCTTTTCATCCCAAGCAGCGGTAGGGCCAGAGGGGACGGGGAACTTTGCATTGTCGGGCATTTTCTTCATGCTCCCACCTCAATGTCGGCACGGTCCTCTCGGCTTTCCATGAACTCCAAGGCAATAGACTCCAGAGCATCCTCACTAGAGGCCATCAAGAGGGAGAGCAAGAGGTAGGATTGGAACTTGGGCATCAAGAGGGCTTGCTCGTAGTAGCTGATTTCTTTCTTCATGAGTCTATAATAGCACACTAAGGTCTGATTTGAAAGATAATATGGGATAAACTTTCCGTCCTAAGTCCTTGCCCACACGGGACTTACGGCATTTTGGCCGCCCGCCCTGCCATTTTGGCAGGTATCACACCCTATTCGTCAGAATCCCAATCAATTTCGTGGTACACTTGGAGAGGGCCTTTAGCCGAAGCATCCAGGTCCAAGATCTTTCCAATTGCGTCATAGATAAGGGGATTTTGCTTCTGCCACTTAGCAGAATAATCGTCATTCATCCAAGCCACGCCCTGTTCCAGATCAAGCTGGAAGGCATTTGAGAGCATCTCTTGAATATCTAAGAGGTTCATTCCTTTATCTTTATTTTCCATCTCCCCAAGGGTTGTGCATAATCGCTTACACCTTGGGGACGCTCTGAGCCTAGTGGACTATTTATACTCGCTCAGACGAGTCTACACCATCATGCAGAGGCTCCCATGGGAGGAAGCCCATGAACCCCCGTGCGATTCCAAACGCGCACAGCATGGCCCCTAGTGACACCAGACACAAGGAACTCATTGGTCCTGCTGTTGATGATAGAGTAGGTGGTGTATACTGAGCGGTTAGTGCTAACCATGCAGTAGTTGGAGTTGCAGTATCCTTTGACGGAACTGAAAGTGGGAATGTTGTTGTATCGACTGTTGATGTTCATGTGTCTATAGTAGTAAGGGGGAAGCAAGGCGTAAAGGGTTATTTTGAATTTTTGTATGGGTCTTGGAACACCCAAGGCTCCATGGACATACAGTTATGGCATACTAGCTCACCATTCAAGAGTTCAGAGGATATTCTGGACCAAGGAATACTGTCTTGGCATACGCCACACTCTACCGTGCTGTTGGGGTCTTCGTTTTTCATTTGTCTGTGTTGTAGTCGGTCATAGTGGTCATGCAAGGCTCACACACCTTCTCCCCCCATACTAGCCCATAGGCCATATTGGATAGGGGCTTGCTCTCTTGGCATACGCCACACTGGGCCGTGTTGTCGTTGTTTGTCATGTATGCATTATAGACCATGAGGGGGTGAGTGTCAAGCACAAATGCACACAAACCATGATTTATTTACAGTCGTAACCCCTTACCCACACACCACTTACGCACCATGCCATAGTGACAGCCCCCACCCCACCACCATGCCATAATGGCAGCCGCCGCATATAAAAAAAGAGCGGAAAAAGGCGCGAAAAAGGGACCCCTATATGGGAGATTTTGGGCATACATCCGTCAATTAAATTCAGACTATACTTTGAGTATACTTAGAACTTGCTTAGAGTATGCTTATATTATCTCAAAAATTGCTAAAAACTTAGTATAAAAAAATTCTCTGAAAAAATTTTCATATTCTACGGGGCCTATATATTGTGGTATAATATTATGAACAACACTTACAACAGAATGTTAATTCTAGTAGTTAATGAAAGGCTAGAAGAAGGTAAAAATTTGGATGCTGTTAAGGCGAAGGCTAGAAAGATTGGGGGAGCAATTAAAGACAACGCTGTTACCGCTGGTTTGACTGCTGCTATGGTGGCATCTACTGCGGTCGGGGTGAACAACTGGGACAAGCATCCTATCCCTGACGCTGATAAACCTGCTGCTACGGCTGATGCTGATACTAACCCTGCTGAGCGTCCCCTGACCCGTGGACAAATAAGAGGAAACGAACTACGGGATAAGGCAGATAGGTTCATCCCTGCTGGGGAAACTAATGGTCACATGCCTGCTGTAGCTCCACAATTTGGAAGTAATCCAAAAGGTTCTTCCAATACCAGGAGGAATTTCGATCCAAGTAAGAGAGGCCCAACTGGGCAAGGGATAAATCCTAGGAATAGGTAGGACAATATTATGAACAACACTTATAACAGAATGTTAATTCTAGTAGTTAATGAAAGGCTAGAAGAAGGTAAGAAATTAAATGCTATTAAAAAGGCAATTCTACCTATTGCTACTGCTGGTGCCTTAGTGGTAGGTGGAACCCAAATGGCTAAAACAGGTGGAAGTACTCCTCCTCCAGCAACACTTACTCGTAGTATTGATGGTCAGGAGACAAAAAAGGTTCCTACTAATACTACGCTTGCCCGACCTAAGGCTAGGACATCAGTTAAGCCTCAGGCTAGGATATCAGTTAAACCAGAAGATACGGGGCCTGAGAGTGGCGCGGGTTGGCGTGGGGAAAACCTCAACCAACAATACAATCGTCTTCTTAAGAGAAGATCGGAGCAAGAAGCATTTGACAAGGCTAGGGGGGCAACGCCTTATAATCGGAAGCCTCTAGTCCCACCGTATAAGGATAGTCACGGTGATTGGCAAGCTGGGCCAAAACCTGATAATCCTAAGAGTTTTTATGGACTCCCAGGTTTACCAAAAAGGGCTAAGGAAACACCAGAAGATAGACAGAAGAGATTACATATACAAGGAGAAGTAGAAAATAGTTATTTACCTAAAAACAAGTAAAACTATCTCAAAACTTGTTTAAAGCCAAGTTGAAAAAAATTCTCTGAAAAAAAATGAGAAGTATCCTAGGGTGCTATATACCTTGTAGAATAGGACAAATAATATGAACAAAACTTACAACAGAATTTTAGATTTAGTGGTTAATGAAGGTAGTGGTAGTGCTAAAAGCTTAGTTAGAAGAGGTTTAGGTGGCACTTTGAGAGCCAATTTACGAGGGGCACCAGGGGGCGGTGAGGATCGCTATGGGGCTATTAGGTATGGAGATGCTGATCCTGATAATGATACTGTCAGGTACAATAGGGACTCGACTTCGGGCGCAAACTCGGACACTGACGAGCTTGCTGAGAAACCTCTTCAAAGTGTCCGTCATAAATTCTTGGTTAATAAGAGAGAAAAAGCTAAAGTAGCTAGAGCAAAACAAGTAGCTAAAATGACAGGGGGAAAAATGGAGCAGCGGCCATCAACCGTTTAAGTGAAAATTTGCGTGAACAACAGGAAAAATTAATATGAACAACACTATCAACAGAATTTTAAACTTAGTAGCAAACAATAGAACTGATGAAGAAGGTAGGATTGGTAATTTTGTACAAAAAGTAAGGGACAAGGTAAAAGTGGAAAGGGCTCGTTGGAATAAAGCGCAGGGGAAAGCCGAGGATACTGTAACAGGAAGAGGATCCTTCGACAAAGACCCTAATGCTCCTTTTGGAAGAAATAACAAAGGGGAGCCTCGAAGAGGTGTTGATAACGGTAGACAGCCCCAACATAACTAATAAGGATAAATATCATGAACAATACTATCAACAGACTTTTAGATTTAGTAACTGAGGCAGGAGCTAAAAGATTAGCTAGAGTAAAAGTAGCCCAGCTAAAAAAATCAAAGGGTACTGCTGAAGATATAAGGAAAGCTGAGAATGGTGTGCTTACTGCTAGACAAAGACTGAGGGGGAGCCCTAAATCTAATACAGGAACGGCAAGAGGACTTGAAATTAGCAAAAGACCAGACCACGCATTTAAGCTTAGAGCAGAGAGACAGAGGAACAAGCCATGAACAACAATTACAACAGAATTTTAAACTTAGTGACTGAGGCTGGTATAACTAAGATGGTGAGGCGGGGTGATTATGGTGATAATGGAATCGCCAAAACCGCACAAGCAGCATATAAGCTTAAATCCTCAAGAAATAGGGCTAGAAAAACTGTTAATAGTGGTGATGGTCAGTTTGGTCCTTTTACTGGGAAGGAATACGCTGATAATAAATTACAGAGGCATCCAAAGGCAGCAGCAAATCTGAGAACACCAGCACCGTTAGAAAGAAGTAAGAATCATAAAGCAGCAGCGGTTGTATCTAAGAAGAAGGCCCATAAGGCCAAAAAGAGGGCAGAAAAGTTTCCTTCAGATGGTATAAATAGAGATAAGAGAAATCCTGATGGGACTCGAAGGCCCTCATTTAAACTATGAACAACACTTACAACAGGATGTTAACTCTAGTAGTTAATGAAGGAAAGTCTACTGGTGGTGATGTTGAAGCTACGGCAGAAAGATTAGGTAAGTGGGTTAAGAGTATAAAGCCTAACGCCCGACCTGGGACAGAAGGATACCTGAGAAAAAGAAATGTACCAAGGACTACAGATACTTACGATCCAACCAAGCACACAGCCCCAGAAGAAGGGAAACCTTTAAAGTATATGAAGCCACAACACAAGGATTATGCTATTAATAAGGTAAATACCATTGTCCCCACTGTGGCAGCTAGAGTTGCTACCGCAAGTACCTCAAATATAGGAAACATACACAGAAGAGATAAAGCTAAAAAGGAAATATTTAATACTGAAAAGGAAAAAGGGAAAGCTATCCTTAAAAAACACAGAGTCCCTAATCCCTCGATTCCAGAGATGGCTGTAAAATGGACAAAAGGTAACAGCCCTAAAAGCAAAAATAATCCCGAAGGTTATATTAGAAGTGACGGAAATTAGTATGAACAACACTTACAACAGGATGTTTAACCTAGTGGTAAACAGTAATAGAACGGATGAATATGCCCGTGTTGAACCCTTTGTGTCTACGAGTGTTACTCCTGGGGGTGCGAGAAAAATAGGTGGTAGAGTCCGAGGTAGCGTTAACCAGGGTGGCCGAGATGAGAGTAAACCAGGATCCACTCATGGGGGCGCACCTACAATAGCGTTTGACATAGTTGATGGTAGAGTTAACAAGGGTGGACGAGATGAATTTAAAAACCCAGCACCCACCAAAGGTGGTGGGCCTGTAGACTCTAATGGTAGACCTATAAATAGAGTAAATAGAGGGGGAAGGAAAATATCATGAACAAAGCTTACAGGTGAGGATGTGGTGGTAAAGGAAAGGGCGGTCGCCCTATAAGGAGAGTTTATGTATAATAGAATGCTAGGACTAATAACAGAGATCGGTGATACTCAGGAGGGTAAGAGGAGAATTCTAAAGGCTTATCAAAACAGAAAGGAACAAATAGCTGCTGCAGATAAATCATTGGAAAACAACAGAAAACACCCAGAAGCTACAGAGCAACAAGATGATTGGGAAAACGACCCCGATTCTCCCGCTGGTCAAAATAAGGTTGCTATTACAAGAGCTAAAATACAAGCTAAGAGAGTAGATACTTATATGAGAGCAAGGGCAGCAGGCGAAGCGGCGGGTGGGGCCTTAAGTCCTGAGAGAAAGGCTAGATTGGCAGATGTTGCGGCTAAACAAGGATTAAAAGTCCATAAGCAGGATTATGGGGAAGCTGAGGCTGCCTTAAAAATGCTTAGGAGGTCTGCGCCTGAAATTACTCCGAAATATCCTGAGAAAAGAAGAAGCACCAGAGGGTCATGGACTGGCCAAAATCTTAAAGCAGCTAAGTCTAATGCTGACCAAAGAGGTAGAAATCAGAACTACAAGAACAATTAAGGAGAATTTATGTATAATAGAATGCTAAAATTAATAACAGAGGCCGAAGAGGAAAAAACCTTTACAAAGAAGCTACGCGATTTTTGGAATAGCACAAGGCCAAAAAAGGAAAGAAGAGGAGCAGGAGGTAGAGCTACGGGTCAAGCTGGAAGAAGCGGCAACCAAGGATCTCCTCGTCCCCAACGCAAATCTACCACCCTAGTATCAACAAATTCAGCCGAAGCGGCTAAGGGTGGTGGTCAGACTACAGGTAGTAAGGCGGCAGGCTGGGTAGTACAGCAGCTAAATCGCAAAAAGCAAATCGGACCAGTCATGAGCTAATGGTTTACAGAAACAAAGATGCTAATTTTTTTAGAAAGGCAAGCTTAGAGAAGGTTCGTGTGTATTGGGAGAACCTTAAGAGATCTAAGAAGCTTGTTGCTACCACTTATTCAAAGGGCAAGAAGCCGAAGCGATCTTAACCTTTGAGGACATTAAACATCCACAGACTTTACATTGCGTAGTGTCCTTCTTGAACTCTGGGCAAGCTTTACACATTTCCATCCTCGCTATTTGGGAAAGATCGTCTTCTAACTTAAACCCAGACCTCACCCATCTGTAAATAGTTTCCAAGAACATCACCATTCGTTGAAGTAATGTTGTTCCTGACTGTGTTGAAGCTAATAGAGAGTATAAGGTAGAAAATGTCCTATCCCAGTACTTTTTAAGTGTGGGTATAAGTCTTCTTTGCTTTTCTAGTAGTACTTCCCTCTCCATAGAGGATAACCTACTCTCAATTAACTTAATTTTGTTTAGTAATTGTGTTTTTTCTTGCTCTTTCATTTAGTCACCTATACATATTATATGAAGAAAAGGTCAGTGATTAACCGTAATAGAATGCAATCTGCTTGTTTGTCCGCAATGAAGAAAGGGAAAAGCCCTATCGCAAAGCGTAAGATGGCTAAACTAGGTCAACCTACTGATATTGGTAGTTGATGCTGGTTAATAAAGGCTTCTCTGTTCTTATGCCAAGAATCTCTCCCAGCTAGTTCCCCTAGTGAATTGTGGATTAGCTGTATTGGTACGACTTGATTTTTAAGACCTTTCTTATGGGCCGTTATGGTGTAATGAATATCATAGTAGTCCCAACCCCCATCAAGGTAACTTGGTTTATCTAATCCTATAGTTTTTAGTGCTTTGCCTGAGGCTGCTAAAAATAACCCATCTAGGATAACTACTCTACCACAACTACCATAGAAAGTAGACTCACAGTTGAATTTATCTTTGCCGTGATACACAAATCCTTTATGCTTCCCTTGTTTCCAAACTTCCTGATTCCACCAAATAGCGTCCTTTGATAAATAAGTAGTGCCAGCTACTCCTGCAAAACCACTATCATACTTTAGGCAATGTGTTATCAGTATATCCTTTAATTCTATTGTATCAGTTAATATCTCTATATCGTCATGACACAAAATAACGATATCATTATCTTGTACATCGAATCTTTTAAAGGCTTCTGAGTAACCATCAAAGATAGACTTTTGATTAACTAAAAACTTTGTGCTTATGTTAGCCCTAGATAAGTAAGCGGATAGTCTTTTAGAAGTTTCTGTAAGAGTTTTACTCCTAGTACATATAAAAGCGTAAATATTCATGATTAAAGAAGATTATATAAAAGAGTATCAGAGGTGTAAGGAAGATCCGATCTACTTTCTTAAAAACTATATTAAGGTAGTCCACCCCATTAGAGGGCTAGTACCTTTTTCATTATATCCCTTTCAAGAAACAATTGTAAATGAAATTCAGGAAAATAGGTTTAATATTCTTAAAAAGTTCCGTCAGGCAGGATGTACTACATTAGCCTCTGGGTTATCATTATGGGAGGTGGTTTTCAAACCTCACCAAACTATTGTAATTCTATCGGTAGGTGATACTGAGTCTACTGAGGTTCTTGACCGTATTAAGATTATGTATGACGAGCTTCCTGATTGGATTAAGCCTAAGGCTACAACTATTAATGCTCACAACCTCAAGCTTGAAAACAACTCTCATATTAAGTCTCGTCCGTCAGGTAAGCAATCTGGTCGAGGTCTTTCGGGGTCTTGGTTGATTATTGATGAGGCTGCTTTCATTGAACACATTGATACTATCTGGGCTGCTGTATATCCCATCATCTCCACAGGAGGTAGAGCATTCATCCTATCCACGGTTAATGGTATGGGTAATTGGTATCATGACGCTTGGAACAAGGCTGAGGCTGGTGCTAACTCCTTCAACCCTATCCAAATTAAGTGGCAGGAACACCCAGAATACAATAGAGTTGAGGGGTATGAGGATTTATACAAGGAAATGGAGACGAGGAATCCCCCAGTTCTTATTGATGACTGGGAGGCAACCACTAGGGCCAACATTAGCCACAAGAAATGGCTTCAGGAGTACGAGAGTAACTTCTTAGGTACAGGTGATACCTTTATTGAGGGTACTATCCTCACTACCTTAACTGAAAGTGTTAGTGACGATTTCTATAGGAAGTATAACAATAGGATGTACATTTGGAAGGACCCTGATCCTAACTCTACTTATTTTATGGCTGTAGATGTCTCTTTAGGTAGGGGTAGAGATTATTCGGCTTTTCAAATTATAGATCTTTATTCAGGTGAGCAAGTAGCTGAATTTTATAGCAATACAACCCCAATAAATGAGTTTGCCAAAGTTTGCTTTGATGAAGGGAACTATTATAATTTATGTACAATACTGGTTGAGAGGAACACCATAGGTAATAACCTATTAGACTACTTATTTAACCAATTAGAGTATGAGAATATATGGTTTGATGAGAAATATAACATGGGTTTGCAGGTTACAGCCAAAAATAGGGATAATATTCTAGTTGATATGGAAGAAGCTATCCGTACTAATGAGGTTAAAATTAACTCAAAAAGGACCGTCAAGGAGCTAAATACCTTTATTATAAGCAATAGTGGTAAAGTACAGGCAGATACTGGACAAAATGATGATTTGGTTATGAGTTTAGCTCTATCTATATATGGTAGTAGAAGGTATGTCGAAACCAATCCTGAGATAGTTAAATTTAACCCTACTAAAGATACAAAACCTCCCATGCCATTAAAATCCCATAAAGTTATAACCTCTACGGGAAACACAACGGAAGATATTACATGGATAATCAAATAAACGAAAACGCTGGCCCTGGAATGACTACTTGGACTCCTGTATCTGATGGGAGTCCTCAAGGGTATACCACTGGGTACATGTCCAAGATATTTGCAAAGTTCTTTGCAACAAAGGCCCAGGAGAAGATTGCAGCGGCTAGTGACCCAAGGGGAGTCGAGGGAGATCTTTATGTTAACCATAATGCGTCACTAGATTCAATGACCCAGCCTTTGTGGAGCTACACGAAGGGTATGCCGTTCATGCCAGAAGCGGAGCTTAACAGGAAGCGCAGGTACGATGAATACGAGAAAATGGACGATTACCCAGAACTTGTAGCTGCTTTGGATATTTACGCAGATGACTCTACCCAAAAGGATATTAGAAACAAAAGGTGGTTAGTTCGTTCTGATAGTGCAGACGCTATCAAGGAAATTGAGAAGTTATTTGATAGAATTAGATTGGAAAGGGTTTATTGGGATTTAGTAAGAGGTACATGTAAGTTTGGGGATTCTTTTATTGAAATAGTAGCTAATGCTGCCAATATGGGGGACGGTATACGCAAAATTAAGATACTAAACCCTTATTACATTTTAAGAGTTGAAGACAAATTTGGGTACTTAAAAACCTTTATTCAACAAATACCTAATTCAAATTCTAATGCAGGCGTTCAGGGGATGCAGAATGATAACTATGTTGAATTGGACAAGAACCAGATAATTCACCTTAGACTACATACCTCAGACCCTAAGTATTATCCTTATGGTAAATCTATTCTGGCTGGTGCTATGAGGGTTTATCGTTCCTTGAAGCTAATGGAAGATGCTATGCTTGTTTACAGGCTATCAAGGGCTCCTGAAAGAAGAATCTTTTATATTGATGTAGGTAACTTGCCCTCCTCAAAAGCAGAAGCCTTCCTCGAAACAGTTAAAACTAGGTTTAAGAAGGAAAAGTTCCATAACAATAACCAAGTTGATGGTCGATATAACCCCCTTTCCGTAGATGAAGACTTCTTTATCCCTATTAGAGGAAACCAGGGAACTAAAGTAGAAACCCTTAAAGGGGCAGAAAATCTAGGTGAGGTTGATGATGTTAAGTACTTTAGAGATAAGCTACTAGCAACTCTTAAGATTCCTAAGGATTACATTGTAGAATACGACAAGTCCCCTGAAAGAAAAGCTAACTTGGCTCAATTGGATGTTAAATTTGCTAGGGTTATCCAAAGAGTCCAGGATAGTGTGGCTATTGGTATTTGTGAAATAGCCAAAAAACATCTGGAATTAATTGGGTATCCTAAAACTATTATTAGAGATCTTAAGGTTGAACTTCCTGATCCCTCTGATGTCTTTATAAAAAGGAAATTGGAAATTGATGAAGCCAAGGCTAGGGTAGTTCAGGCAGTTGTGGGTACGGGTTTATTCCCAACATCTCAAATATACAAAGAGTTCTATAATCTTACTCCGACTGAAATTGAAATTATCAAAAAGGAGCTTGAGGAGGAGCAGGATGCTGCCGCTGAGAAGGAAAACCAGCAAATGGCAGCCCAGGCGCAAGCTCAGAGCCAAGGTGAGGCTGAACAGATCGAAGCTCAAGGAGAAGTGGATATAGCTCAATCACAAAACCAAGCCTCTATGGATATGGCAGTATCCGATAATCAAGCGAAAAATGACATGGCCGTAAACAAACCAAAACCAAAGCCTAGTCAGAAGAAAGAAAGTATTGAAGATTTCTCTTACTTAAGGAAGAAATTCCTTATAGAAGA